AACGATCGCCTTGTCGATTTGGAAGCCGAACTCATCGGGGAAGGCCATGCGGATGTAAGCCTCGAGAGCGGGCCCGTCTTCCAACTGCTCCTCGGTGACATACGAAAGGCCGATGAGCTTGTTGGCTACGAACTGGATCTCGCGGAACTTGGGCTTGGTCCCCACATAGGGCGCGCCTTCCGCCTCCCAGTAGGAGAGAATGCCGCCCCAGCGCTGACCATCCGCGCGGCTGTCTTCATCGACCGCGTTCATGACCAGGCGCGAGGAAGCCATGGGAAGTTGTCGGCAACGAGTGGCGATCTCGCCCACGTCATAGGTCCGCTGGAGAATGCCGTCGGCGTATTCCGGAGCGACCAGGAAGCCGCCTTCGGCCGGGACGGTCTCATTGGCTCCGAGAGCCGCGAAGAGCCGGGGATCGGCGCTGGAAGTGCGTCCCTGCTGGATGAGCTTGGTCCCGGTGGCGATGGCGGAGAGCTGCTCGCCAAAGCTCGACCAGGGCTTCTTCGCGCCTTCCGGCTTGGAGACTTCGATGGTGGAAGCGCTGGTACGCTGCATTTCGGCCAGCTCCTCGGCGCGGCTAATGTCGGCCTTGAGGGTGTTGGCGGTGGCCATGTGGGCGTCAAACTGAGTGCGCTGCTCGGCACTCATCTGCTCGCCGTCAGGGACTGCGGCATTGATGGCGGTGGCGGCGTCAACGGCAGCGGCCAGCGCCTTCTGGAGATCACGAAGCTTCATGGAATCCTTTCCAGGGTCGCGGAATGCGCCCAGGTTGTAACAGGTTGTAACAGCGATGAGCCGCAACGCCGCGAAGCCGCCATCGGGCGGTTGGCAAACGTCAGGACTGGACGGCTTCGGCCGCCAGAAAGTGTTGGAAAGTCTAAATTCTCGCCAAACTCAGCGAACGGGCGCGGGCCTGGGCTTCCGCCTGAGCCTTGCTCAGATCGCCAGTCTCTTTTTTGGCGGAGGCCATGCCGCAGCCTTCGCAGTTTTCGGCTTCGGCGTCGCAAGCCTCGTGGGAGCAGTTGGCGCAGTCGCCGGCCTGGCAGGCCTCGCAATCGCAGGTGCAGCCGGTATCCGGATTGGCGGCGGCTTCATCGTCCTGGTCAACAACCGGCTCTTCGGGGCTGTTTTGCGCCGAAGGGATGTGATCGTTTTGGATGGACTGGATTGCGGGCGAAGCGGTGGCGGAAGCGCCCACGCCCTGCTTGACTCCAAACTTACCCAGGACTTCATCCAGAGTGGCGACGCGATCGGCGAGGCCCTGCTTGACGGCATCCTGCGCGGTGAGGACGCGGCCCTGGCCAAAGCCATTGACCACAGACTTGACGGCGACGCCGCGGCCACGCCCTACAGCCTTGGTGAAGAGGGAGTAGAAATCGTCAACCATGCCCTGCATTCCGGCGCGCGCCTCATCATCGAGGGGCTGGTAGCTGTTGCCCTCGGTCTTGTACTTGCCGGCGGAGATGAAGGTGAACTTGACGCCGAGATTTTCGAGAGCCGTGGAGTCGTCTTCGTGAAGCTGATAGACGCCGACGGAGCCGGTGAGCGAGCTGGGGCTGGCGACGACCTCCGAGGCCTGCGAGGCCAGCCAGTAGGCGGCAGAAGCGCAGAGGCAATTGGATACGGCGGTGATCTTCTTCTTCTTGCGGCCGTTGAAGATCTCCGTCGCCAGCTCATCAACGCCGGAAACCGAGCCGCCGGGAGAATCCACATCAATCACAATGGCCTTTACGTTGGGATCGGCGAGAGCCTGGCGCAGCTGCTGCGTGAATTGCTGCACCGATGTGCCGGAGGGCCCGGAAACGTCGCCCGAGACGCGCTGATTGATGATGCCGTAGAGCGGGAGCACGGCCACCGACCCGGGTTTGTCGGCCGAGAGCGACTGCATGCGCGCCGCGGCCATCTCATTCTGCGCGCGGATGGCGGCGAGCACCTCCGGCGAGGCCGTGCCTCCGGAAACCTTGAGATTCAGGAAAGCCACGATGGCTTCGAGCTTTTCCGGCTGGATGGCCCAGATGGAGCCGTAGACGGCGCGGACGATGGCGGAATAACGCATCAGAGGACTCCTTCGACGGCCAGAGCCGCCAGTTTTGCGGGTTCGGTAACCGCGACATGCTCGAGGTAAGCGGTGGCGGCGGCCGCGCCTTCCTCATTCAGACGGCTGGCAAGCTCGGAGCAGCGAATATCGCAGGCCTGCTTGGCCTTGATCGAATTCAGCGCGTTGAAGTGGAAGACTCCGCAGATGAAACGGCAGTGCTCGGCATAGAAAGCGGCGAACTCGGAGAATGCCGCCTCGCGCTCGATCAGCTTGTGCACCGCGCTGACCTCGCGGCGGACACAACGCGCGGCCGAATCGTGCGCGAAGAGCTGAAGCTGGGAGCGCATGGCGTTCCGCTCGGGCTCCGGATCGGCGTTCTCGGGATCGTCCTGATCGTCCTGCTCCTCGGTTTCCTGATCGGGGTTCGGATCGGGGCTGTCTGGGACGGCGGAGACGGGAGCCAGCGCCGGATCGAGATTGCGCCAGTTCAGAGGAACGAAATACTGCTTGCCGATGCCTCCGGCGATGGGGTTCATGTCTTCCAGTTCGCGCACATCGTCATCCGAGAGCCAGCCGTGCTCGACGCCCACCGCGTAGCCCGCCATGCGCGTCGCGGTGTCGCCGCGGAGCAGGGAGGCCAGAGCGAACTTGGAATAGCAGGGATCGTCATCGCTGAAGAGATCGCGGCGCTGCGCCTGCTCCCACATGACGGCCATGGGCAGCACCGACTGCTGGGCGTGCATCAGGTTGAACTGCTCAACGCTGGCGTAAGTGGCGGCTTTGCCGGTGTCCACACCGATGAGGTGAGGCAAGATGTTGTGCATGGTGCAGATCTCGACAGCGGAGGCCTTGGAAGCGTCGAGGAGCTGCATGTCGATGGGCTTGATGCCCAGGCTCTTGATGTCCACTCCAGGCGGCAGCAGCTTGGCGCGGTGACGCTTTTCGCCGGTATTGCCCGCCTCAAAGGCCTTCAGATAGGCGTCTTCATCCTGCTTGGTGGCGAAGTTGGTTCCGGTAATGATGACGCCGGCGGAAGCATCGTTTTTGAGGTACTTGCCGCGGTAATCCTGCTGCGCCAGCGCGACGCCGTAAACGTCCATGCCCATGGAGATGCGGGACTGGCCCACCTGGCGCTCGTCGGAAAAATCGCGGACGTGGTGAACCTCATCCTGCAGCAGCGTGCGCGTGGTGCCGGTGAGCGGATCACTGTACTGGTAGCGCAGCGCGCCATCGGAAAGCACCTCAACGCGCACGCGATCCGGGTGCATGGGGATGAGCTCGCCGATCTCGCCCCGGCTGCTGGTCAGGATTTCAGAGTAGGCGTTGCCGCGCAGCTCGATGTGACCCTGCATCATCTGGTAGTACTCGAAGCCCGTCTGCATGGAATTGGGCCGCGTGTGCAGGAGCTTGAAATTGGGGTGGTTCCTGACGACTTTCTTTCCCCCACCGGGAAGATCGACGTAGATGAGGCAAGGGAGCACGCCGAGGGCGCGGCCCTTGGCGCTCACACAGGCAATGACCGTCGAGAGGCGCTTGACCGTGTCCGGCGTGATGCGCATCCCGGCAACTGACGGCGAGCCGACGGCAGAATACCAGTAGTCATCCCAAGGGGCGGGCGCGCCGCCTATTCCGCCCACATCGGCGCGCAAGCCCTGGAAACCGCTGACCATGGAGCTGACAAGACTCACTGACGCCTCCGGGAAGAAACTGCGCTACCGCGTTCGTAGAAGGTGGCTCCGGCGGTGAGAATCAGGCCGCCGACGATGAACCCCAGAGGAGGCCAGGCCATCCAGCAGCCAGAGGCAAGGAGGGCCAAGCCGACGCAAAAGGCCGTTCCGGTGATCACGCTCACCCATACGACCGGCTTCTTGGGGTGCGCTTCAAATGCAGGTGGCGGCATGAGTCCTCACAAATACCCGATGTGCACCGGCGTGTAGCGGCGCTTGATTTCGCCCGCCATGGCCGGGTTGAGGCCGGTGATGAGCGCGGTGGCCGGATCGATCTTGTCTTTGCCGTTTTCCAGCTTGCGCGGAAAGACGTTGTCGTTGGCGTCGATACGCGCGACGACGCAGGAGATGGCCCAGGTGAGAACCGGATCGCCATTGTGATGGAGCCGGCCGGCGCGCATGGCGGCGTCCAGCTCCTTCATGGCTGGCGAAAGAAACTGCACCGTTTGCGGAACCGATTGCACGATGTCGTCACCGAGCTGCTCGGCGAGCTGCTGCTGCATCTGCAGCGCTGACCAGGGATCGAAAGCGATGCGCTGAAAGTCATAGTCGGACAGCTCGTTTTCGATATCCTTCTGGATGACCGAAAGCTGAATCTCAGGGCCCGGCACCGCGTGCAGATGATTATCGAGATACCAGCGCTCATAATGCGAGTGATCGCCGTCCATGATGGTGTCCATGGGCGCGTAGTGATGGCCGAAAACGTAGTAGTGACGGACCAGGATGCCGTCCACGTTCTTCTTCATCCGCTGGAATATCTTGATGCGCGAGGCGAGATCGATCTGCGCGGCCAGGTCGTTGCCCATCCAGCAGGCCTCGCCCTTGAACTCATCCAGCGAGAGACTGCCGTCCTTGCATTGATTCCAGGCCTCCATGTTGAAGTAGCCGTTGAGGGCGTTGCCCCACAGGTCGAGATGCTTGGTCTTGTAGATGAACTGCTTGTGCGGCGACTGCATGGCGTCGCGGAGCTGCTTGGCGAGATACTCGGGAAAAACCGAGACTCCGAAGTTCGGGTTGGCCTTGCGCTGCGCGTCGGTGGACTTCCAGTCGTCGCCCTCATCGGCGGAGTACATGATGCAGAAGAACGAATCGTTTTCGACCAGGCCGTCGAGGAGCTTCTCGCAGTCCTTCTCGGTCAGGTAGCAGGGGCCGGCGGTATCGGTTCCCGCAGTCGTGATGTCGATGGTCAGGCCTTGGCGGCGGGCTCCCATGCCGGTGACCATCGTGTCATGCAAGTTGCTGCTTGGATGCTCGTGGTATTCGTCGACGATGGCGCAGCTCGGAGACGCGCCGTCCCCCGGATCGCCGATCAGCGGCTCAAATTTGCCATCATCGCGCCTGGCGACGATGGACTCGACGTTGACCTCCAGGTCAAAGTGCTCTTTGAAGCGCGGGGCCTTCTTGGCCATGCGGCGCGCCGTGCGAAAGACCTCCATCGCCTGTTTTTTGTTGGTGGCTCCCGAAAAGACCTCGGGGCCCGACTCATGATCGGCCACCAGCATGTAGAGGCCGACGCCGGCCGCCCAGGTGGTCTTCGCATTCTTGCGGGCCACCTTGATGTAGGCCTCGGCGAAGCGCCGGAAGCCAGTCTCTTTCGAAATCCAGCCGAAGATGCTGCAGGTGATGAAGACCTGCCATGGTTCGAGCTTGATGAGTCCGCTCTGACCGACACCGGCTCGGGCCCACTCGCCTTTGACGTGAGGCAGCAGCTCGATGAAGCGGCAGACCCTGCCGGCGCGCGCAGCGTCGAAGCGGTAAGGGTAATCCTCCCTGGCCGACTTCTCCAGGTCTCCCAGATGGCGCTGGCAGGCTTTCAGCACCCATTTGCAGGCGAGAAGCTTTTCGGAAACCACATCGCGCGCATAGCGATGGCAGACGGTGGCAAAATGCCGATCAGCCTGCGCCAGAGTTGACTTAGCCGAACGCTTCCCACTCGCCATCGGTCCCTCTCACGCCTTTGCCCACGCTCGGGAGCCGCTGATCGAGCTCAAGCCGGGAAGTGAGCGCGAGGAGGTTGTTTTTCTCCGAGGTTTTCATGGTTTCCCCGGAAATGCGGAACTTGTCCATGGCGACGACGAACTGTTCGAGAAGCGCGCGCCGCATCGGCGTCCGAATGGTGACTTGCGGGCCAAACTCGGCCCAGATCGCCTTCCACCTGGCGAACTTCATGGCGCCCATCGATTCCGGCGCGACGTTCCAGCGCTCCGGTGGAGGCCCTACCGGCTCGGGCTTGGCTCCGTTTCGCGAGGCTTCGATGCGCTCGCGATAGCGCTGGGGGTTCTTCTTGGTCGAGCCGCGAGCTTCGAGTACGCTGATTGGAGTCCGAGGTCGCGACATGGTGGCCATCCTGCAAAGCCGGTCCGCGCGGCGTCATTCTTGCCGAGAAAGCGCCTCCTGCGGGGTTATCTGCTGAATTTGAGGGCCCCTCATAGAAGAAGCGACCAGAATGCCGTTTTAGGCTGATTTTGGGAGTTTTTCGTATTTTGTGGAAGTAAAAGTTTCCTTGTAAGCGCGGTCTCGCGGGGGACTGCCCTGAAGATTTTACCCCGCCCCGGTCGATGGAACTCCCTCACGCATCCCTGCGGGAACGGCCTTCTGTCCCCTGACATCATTGCCGAAACCGCCTTCCTCGCTCGCCGTCTTGCGCGAGTGGCAGGTACCGCAGAGCGACTGCCAATTCTTCGGGTCCCAGAATAGAGCCATGTTGCCCTTATGCGGAATGATGTGATCCGTGCAGTCGGCTGGCTCCGGAAAGCGCTGATGCACCTTGTACGGATCGGCGCACCATGGATGCTTCAGGAGCCATCCAGAACTGGTCTTGCGCCATCGCGGCCCATACCCACGCGCCGCAGCGCTTGGCCGCGCCTTTGACAACATCTTCGCAGGAGCCTTCGGCCGGCAGCGATCACAATACCCGCTTACGACCAGTGCCGAGCATCCCGGCATGGCGCACGGACGTTTGATGCGTGACGCCATTCTCACCCCGCCGCATCCATCCGTCGCAGACGCTCGTAATACTCTTCCGGATCGGGAGGTGCGCCGCGTCCAATGGCGCGCCGGTATGTACCGCCAGTGCGGATGTTGTAGTCTTCCCACATCACGTCATGCTCGCCGACGAACTGCCTGAACGGCGCCGTGATCGCCCTCAGCGCATCGAGCGCCTTCCAGATCGCGGTCAGAAATACCGACAGCGCAATGATCACCGTTATGAGAAATGGCCATTGCACGG